TTACTTCTGTACCACCGCCCGTAGAGACATCTACGTCCGATACGAAAGCTGCGTCGGTTCTATCGTTGCATATAGCCAGTGCAGAACCGATTTTGTACAGTTCGCCGGGGATGATTGCGTCGTCCCAGGTTTTCTGTCTGCCTGCAACTGTTCCAGCCACATCACCGCACTTTTCTACGTAAATCTGAGTTGCGTCAAATTTAAGATTCTTAGTTACTTGTATTGTTCCGTTGCCTGTAACGACAGTGCCATCGCGCATGCGGAATATCGGCGTTTCAATGCTGTTGGTTGCGTTGATGTCTATGTTTGCGCTTGTACCAGTGCCTATTGCAGTAAGGAATGTGTACGAAACTCCGTCGATTGTTACGTTTGTACTGTTTGCACTTACAGAAGCTCTGTCTAACTTTTGTTTTGTTTTTGTTTTCACGCGTATTTTAACGGTGTACTTAGTAACAAATTCATCGTCGTCATCACCTAAAGCAGGATTTGTAAAAGTTACGCGAAATTTAGACGCCTTCAGCACTTCCAGCAGGTCGTTTACGTTGTCTGTATTATCCTGGGGAGTAAACGGATTTGTATTGAATCTGAATGTGGCGATTAAAATTCCTTTTCCGTTTTCGTCTACTCTAACATCATCCACAGTTACAAATAGATTACCTCTGATGTCGATGAAAGTATCGTTGTCATACTTAAAGATTGATTTAGCTCGGTTGGATTCCAGTGCTGGTTTTACGATTGATCCACCTGTGTCTTTTGTGATTTGTTTGATGTCTATAGACCAAGCTGATGGGTTTGTGATCTGACGGAGGTCGCGGCTGAATTCAGTGTCTTTTTCGCTGCTGGGATATAGCTTGTAGGTGATCTGGCTGCCGATTGATCCAACGCTTCCGCTTACTAGGCCGCTACGACTGGAGAAATAGGTCTGTGCTTTTTTGCGTTGTGCCCATGCAACATCGTCAATGCGGCATTTAACTTGAGCGTCGCCGTCGTCCTCAAATGGAATTAACTGGGCTTGTTTGCGTGGTCGAATGACTGGATTGACCTTGTAGCCGAAGTCGTTTCCAATCAGTGTGTAGACACCGAAAATTGTTTGGTTGTTAGGGCGGGTTGCGGAGCAGAAGTCGCTGTCCCAGGAGCTTCCTTGTTGGACGGAAAAGACATCGCCGCCTCCGTTGTTTTCGCCGTTACCTGGATCTCCAGATGCAGCTCTGCCGAAGACGCGATTTGCGGATGTAATGCGGCCGTCTAGGTTTCCGTTGATGCGGCTGTAGACAGTTAGGCGGCTACCTACAGTGTTTGCTGTTGGGTCACCGAAGTCGTAGCTGGCGAGTGTGTTGCCGCCAGCTGCGAAATTTCGGTTGTCAATTGTGCTGATTGGTCCTTCGCCAATCAGGAAAATTGCACGCAGAAGTTGGCTGCCGCCCAAGCTATAGATTTGGCTCCAGAGCATTGGGGTGCTTACCCTTACACCGCCGTAAGTAACTCCAGCGACTGTTTCGCGTAAGGCGTAGACGATGGGGATCGTGCTGCCAAGCGTGGTGATGTCCTGTGTTGAATCGAAGCCGTAGCGTGGTGTATATCTTTGGTTATTTGTTACGGGGCTGTCTGTTCTGTTTCTTGCTTGAATCTGGGGTGGGCGACCCGTTTCTTGCGTGGGAATTGAGGGTTTAAGTAGTGCGGATACAACTTGGAAACCGACGCCGATTGCTGTAAGCGTCAGCGCAATAATTGTTTCAGTTCCAGCGACTACTGCTGGGGTGGGTTGTTCTTTTGCGCGGCGCTCTACTTCGGCCTTGAAATACAGGAACTGCTCTTCCGTCAGACCAAGCAGTTCAGCGAGATAGCGGTCAGAAGGCAGCATCAGCGGAAAACGTAGAAACGGATGTTCGGCATGTAATCCAAAGGCACCCATGCGACGCCGCGCTTGTGGTGCACCATCAGCAAGCCTCTATCGACAACGATACCCACCCCAAGCCCCTTTGGTCCATTGCGAAAAAGCGTCACAGCGTATTCCTGTGGTTGCTCCAGTTCAGTGGTGCCGTTACGCCAAAGCAGCTCCAGTTCTCGCCACTTCTTTGCTTGGGCTAGCTCCAGCCAGTGGGAATTGAATTCGGGGTGGTGGACTCCGGCGGAATCGAGGACGTGCCAGACCATTACTACGCAGTCGGCCGCTAGCCCGTCTTCTGGATCAGCACCAAACTCGTGGGGTAGGCCAATCCATTTGTGCCAGTTCATTAGCTAATTACCAAGGTGCCTGTATTTGGAAGGGCGCCTACCAAGCGGGTTGTAAGGCGCCTTTTTGGGATGTTTGATTTGCTTGCGTCTAAGGGTGAGGACAGATTCAGAACGATTCGTTCTGTGTCCATTTCGTACTGGGATACACGCCAAAGTTCGCTGCGTACCAGTGTGCTGTCGATAAAGGACTCTGGATCCAGCAGGACTGTTTTTACCTGGAGTAGGTATCTGTTTTGGACTGCTTCTGCAAAAAGATTTACGCTGATTTGGTCGAGGCCGGCTAGCAGGCTGGTGCTGGAGCGCTCGCCGCCTTTTGAGCCTGCCCCAAGCGCGTAGGCGAAAGGGGCAAACTTGTAGACGGTGCCTTCGTACAGACGTTCGCCGTCTACGGTGAAGTTTTGATAGGCGTAGACCGTTGGGGTTCCATCGCTTTCTAGAAAGCGGCTGTAGTTGACGTAGGCGTAGCTTGTCATTAGGCGATACCTACCTTACGGCGAGTACGGACGCTGTTTTGTAGTGCGCTGAGCGCCAGTGTACGTCCGCTTTCTGCAGCCTGCTGCATTCCGCGTTTGTGCTGTTCAGCGGTAACGTACTCCACGCCGTTGATGACTTGGGATTCAAATCGGACATCGAGTGGTTGGGGGCTGTTGATTGCGGAGATGGTTTCGCGTTCGCTGCGCTCGCTCATTAGGCGCTCGGTTGTCTTGCTGAACGGGACCGAAGTGCTGCGGAGTGGTCCGAAGACATCCTCGCCGCGTGCCCCATCAGCAAAGTTGGCAGCCGCGCTGCCCATCTTGCTGAATGGGATCACATACTCGGGCTCGCCACCTTCACCGATAATTGCATTCGTCGGTTTAGTTACATAACCTCCTTCTGCAAACAGAGCAGGAAGACTGAAACCTTGTGCGAAACCCTCACCACCCGGCAAAGCAGCAGGACCAGCTCCGCTAAAACTAAAGCCTGTACTTACAGCACGTAAAACAGTAAGCACTAGCTGCTGGGAAAGTATTTGGGCTCCTAGATCAATGAAGGCTGCTCCAATCTTTTCGAACATGGCGCTGAATGCTTCACCTATAGTTTCAGTTCCCGTTATTGCTGCTGTTACAGCTTGCCCAATACCTTGAGTAAAATTATCCGCAAAAGTTTTAGCCGCAAACGCTGCAAGGTTTTGCTTACTGATTAGTTCATCTAGCTCTCTTTGTAGTTTGTCTATATTTTCTCCTTCCGTAATACTTTGGTCAGTTATAAATGGTAATCCATCTACCCTACTTACACGGGCTGCAGCAGCGTCGCCGGCATCCCTACTCAGCCTGACCCTTTCATACAACTCATCGTTAATAAGCTTAATAGATCGAAGTTCTTGATTTCTAAGGGCCAAGGCTTCTATATCTTTGTTATAGGTGCTGTCCTTCAACTCACTAATTTCTTTGAAGACTCGGGCTGTGTCCAAGTTGACAGTTCTGTTTTCTTTGTCGTATTTATTGCGAGCTTCAAGTAATGTAACTTGCTCAAACAAAGTATCATAGAGATCCAAAGCTGTATTTCTGTTTTGCTCTGCTTCCTTAGCTGCTCTTTCGGCATCTCGTGCTGCCTTTTCTCGTGCTTTGTTAAATGCTTCTTCGCGTTTACGATCAAGCTCCAGCAGAGACAATTTCTTGTTTAGGTTTGCAAGGCTTGCGGACTCGCCGGCATTTATAGCACTCTGTAGATCAGCTTCAAAACGTTTCTGTACCAGGATTTTTTCAAGGGCGAATACTTTGTCATCTGTAATTTCTCCTGATGTTTGAGCAAGATTGATTTCGGCTTCGAGCACTCTTTCTTGTTGGAGCCGATTGTCTTTTATTTCTTTAGTGATTTTTAGTTCTTTTTCTGCTGCAGCTTCGATTTCCCTCTGCCTTGCGAGAATTCTGTTTCTAACTTCGTCGTAGTTTCCACCAAAACTTCTACTGAGTTGCTGGAAATTTTCTCTTTGCTGGGGGTCGGATGATCTTTGTGCCCGTACAAACAGGTTGCGCTCAGCTGTGGCCTGTGCCAGCGTGCCGATTACCCCGCCGAGTATGTCCGATATAAATACACTGAATTCGCTAGACAGCTGTTGTAGTGCATTACTTAACTCATTACTTACGTCGTTAAAATTACGAAGTGAAGTTACACCACGTTCTCCGACTGCTTTAGCCAGAGCCTTGGTTGCCTCTTCGTAAGCTTCTTGCTCTCTTCCGGCCTCTTGGAGGGCTTTGATATTCCTTTCTGCGACAGTTCCAAGAATCCCTGCTGCGTCGCTAAGGGTTTGTACGTCCTTGGTTGTTTGCGCAGCTTTCCTGGCAATATCTTCTAAGGACTGACCCAGTGCTGTCCCCAGGATTTGACCGCCAAAACCTGTCTTACCCGCAAAAGATCCGATGAACGATCCAAGCGTTGCTCCAGGACCTGCACCAAAAGCGAGTGGGAAACCTACACCAAGAGAAAGGGATTCGGTGCGTTGACGAATAGCCTTGATACGTTCAGCTTGGGCTTTCTCAAAACTTTGAATTTTTACAAGGCGCTTTTTAGCTTCTACTTGAGCGTTAGTAGAACTAAGTGTTTGCCGGGTAATGTTGCTAATAGAGCTTAAAACTTGTACATCCTGCTGCAACCAACCGTTGCCTACCCTTAATGCTGTAGCCCAAGATTCAGAAACACTAGAATTATCTCGTAACCTTTTATTTGTTTCTCCAGTGAGTGTGAAGTTTGTACCAGTGTACTCGGCTAACCTTCTGGTTTGTTCTTCAAGTTTTTGGTAGAACCTAGTACCACGCTGCAGGCCTTCCGGTAAAGAGTTGACGACATTCCGCGTAGTTTCTAGTTCCTGTCTTTGTTTTTTAGTTGTATCTAAGACTTCTAGGTAGCCTTTGCTCAGTTCTTTAAGTCCGCGTTCTTCAAAAGCGGGTAGTGCAAGTTGAGGTGGATCAGCTTGTAAATCGTTTTGGATTTGCTGGCGAACCCGTTTAGACGCAGCAATAAGCTTCTCTTCTTGTCTGCGTATCGACTTATCAATAGCTGTCTGTTCTCCGGCTTCAATACTAAAAGCTTTAAAACCGCTATCTGTACGTGCTCTTTCACTAAGCTGTACATTACGCCGAACTCTTTCTGCAATAGCGACCTGCGGACCTCGTGCCAGTCGTTCTACAGCTTTGCGCTCGGCTTCGAGATCTCTTAGTAGATTCGTAATTCGGATAATTTCTTGTTCAATACCTAGACCGGCAAGGGAAGACGGTTCTACAAGCCCACGAATACGAACCAGTTCCTCGTAGTAGGCTTTAACTGCTGATGTTGTCCTTGGTACGTCTTTTCCTAACTTTTCAAAGAATCCGGCACCTAATTTACCGCCTTCAATGTCTACACCTCTACCTGTAATGTTTTCGCCATACAACTTACGTAAAGCTTCAAAAGTTTTAAATGTTGATGTTAGTAGCTTGTCTTGCGCAGCTTGTGCACCTTGAACGTAATCTTGATACCTAGCACTACCTGCGTCTATGTTTGCCGACAGAAATTGAAAAGCGGCCGCTTGTTCCCGTAGACCTTGGGTACTTTTTGCTAAAGCTGTTGTTCCTTTAGTTGTTAGACCATCAAAAAATTTATCAGCTTGTGTAGCAGCTACACGAATCTGATCTCCAAATTTACCTCTTCCTGGTGCGTCAATCCTTCTTAGGTTTGCCTTTAGCGTTGCAACAGCTTCGTTAAGGTTTCGTATTGTAAGGAGTGTTTTGTTTAAACTTGCTTGAGATACAATATCCTTAAAGGATATACTAGAGGCAGCACTACTAAGCTCTGATACTTTGCGGCTGACTTTATCTAATGCTTTTTCGGCAGAAGACGCTTGGACGTTTACTTTGATATTGGCGTTGTAGTCGGCCACTTACTTGCTGCACCAGCGTAAAAACAGTCTACGCCGTAAAAAGCCGCCGGGTTAGCGGCGGCGTTTGGCCTTTTCCATTGCCTTTTCTTGGTCCTCGTTCAGGATCTGGAAGTAGGCGCTCCAGCCGAGGAGTTCTTCGGCGGTCATCTTGGTCCGGATTTCGCTAAGGGTTAGTCCCAGCTCTTTGGCGACTCCGAATTGGAGTAGGAGCCAGTTGTCCTTGCGAATCTCGGCACTCAGGATTTTGGGTCGATCGGCTCTTGGTCTTCTGTAATAACTGCCAGCATCAGAGATTGCAGGTCTTTGTCCTTGACTTCGTTCTTGAGAACGTCGATTTCGCCAGGGCTGAAAAGTTTTTTACCTGATTCGTCCAGTGCTTTTGCGATAAGCAATTGGAGTGCAAAGGCATTGGCGTCGTCAGACTTTGCCTGTTTTTGAGCGCGTTCGCGTTCGGCTGCAGTCAGAGGGCTGACCCACATCTCGAAGATGCTGCCGTCCGAAAGTTCTACTTCCCTTTTGGTTGGTTCGAGGTTGGCTGCCTTGCGGAGGCGGTCAATCGCACGCACCGGAATAGAGGCGGGCATTTAGTCCTGATGTTCTGGTTCTAATGTAGCGCATTACAAATAAAAAGCCCCAACCGAAGTTGGGGCGGGTGTACTCGCACCAGCAAGTTATCAGGCGGTGGTAGAGAGGTCGAAGACCGGGGTGCTGGCGGGACGGAAATTGACAGTCACAGACTGTGCGTCGTCCGGGTTCACGTTCATGCTGGCCGAGGTGATCACAGCGTCGAATGCGATCGAGCGGCTCAGTGCATCGTTCAGAGTGCCGCCGGTGAACACGCGGTCGGTGTACAGCTTGAACGAAGCGCCGGTTTGCTGGCGCTGGAGCACGTCTTCCACAAGGCGGTTGGAAAGCGTCAAAGCTTCGTCCGTCATGTAGGCGGTTGCAGAACCAGTGCCGTCGCCGAAACCTGGGATGTAGGTACGGAACGGAACGTACTGGCCGGGAGTTTGACCGATCGTTGTAACGTCAATCTCGGCCCTGGTGATCTCGAAGCTCCAGTCGCGGACTTGACCGACTACTTGGTACTCGGCGTAGGCAACTTGGAACTCGTTGGAGCCGGTGGCAATACCGTCATCCGTGATGGTGATGGTGCCGCCGCCTTCGGTTGCGGAGACTTGCAGCACGCCGGTGGCTGCTGCGTAAGCGATCACGTAGTAGGTGGTGCCGGCGGTGATACCAGCGGGGAGGGTGCCGGTGCCGGCACCGCCGGTCTGGCTGTTCACCACGCTGAAAACAACGGGGTCACCAACCCGGAAACCAAGATACGGAGCAACGGTGATCTCGTCGTTCAGGGTATCTACGTTGGTCTCGCCGAATGTGCCGACGGTTCCAGCGGGTTTGTAGTAGAGGGCGCCGGACGTGCCGGACAGTACGGTCGATGCCATTGGCTTACCAAAATGGACGGTGTGGGCGGGCACTGCCCGGCTTATTACAGGTTAGCGCCAGTC